TACGAGTGTAGCCGGCGCAATTTATGATGAGTGGGATGAACAGATCCACGTAGTAGACCACGAGTTTAGGCCTGATTGGCCAAATTATCTAGCTTTGGACTACGGTTTTGTCAATCCATTCGTATGTTTGGACATTCAAGTTAGTCCTAGCGATGATATTTTTGTCTGGCGCGAATATTATGGATCTTATGTGGCTACTCTAGAACATGGTCGTATCCTCTCCGAACGCGAGAATCCCGAGGGTTACCACGTAGACGCTGCTTGGGGAGATCCGCGTGGTGCGGATGAGGCTGCTACTCTTGCGCTTACCTTCATGTATGTAGCTAGCGAGGATGTTGCCTGGAAATCTTCTGTAGAAGAAATCAAGCGTTTGCTCAAGGCAAACAAGCTACACGTCCATCCTAGATGTACTAATCTAATCCGTCAGATGAATCAGCTCCGTGTTAAAGAGCAGAGTATTCGAGGTGGCGCCCAGGAAATTCAGGAATTGAAGGGTGATGGGAATATTCAGCGTAAGGTAGATGATCATGCAGCAGACGCCCTACGTTATTTCGTTGGTCCCTACTTTGTTCTAGGCGCAAACTCCCATCTAATTGATATTTACGGCGATGAGTATATTGGTAGTGAAAGCCATGACTTTATGACACTGCATACCGGGGTACATCTTTAACCCATGAAATTTTTTACAGCAGCTAAGCAAGCACCAAAGAACCCGCGTAAGGTACAGCCCGGTACTAGTTATTCGGCTGAGGGTTTGCTGCCACCTGATGTTGGTGCTGAAATCGGTTCTTCTCGTGCTAGTCAGATTCAAGAGCTAGTACCTGAACTAGCATCAGCCTTCCAACGCGCGCAGACTTATAACCAGATGATGAACGATGCTGGCGTAGATGTAAGTGTACGTGTATGGAAAACTCCAATGCTTGGTGCTGAATATTTCGTTGAGCCATATTCATCTAAACAAGAAGATGTAGATATTGCAGAATTCATAGAAGCTAATCTAATGGGTGGAATGTCTAGCCCATTCATTAACTCTATTGAAGACATTCTTCACTTCTGTGAGGATGGTTATGCAGTTCTCGAAAAGGTATTTGAGAATAGAAATTGGGCACCCAAGCGTAGCGGTGCTAATGGCAAGATGTATACCATGCTTAAAAAGCTAGGTGTGCGTCCTGCGACTAGCATTTCTAAAGTAACATATGATGATAATGGCGGTCCTGTCTCGCTGACACACAACCAGATCAAAGGTGATAATAGCGTAAGTGAAGTTGAGTTGCCTATCAACAAGCTTATGATCTTTACCCTTAATCGCAAAGGTGGCGATATTACTGGTAAGAGCTTGCTCAGGACCGCCTATCCACATTGGTTCTACAAGACGCACATGTACAAGATTGACGCTATCCAGAAAGAGCGTCATGCGCTTGGAGTACCAAAGGGTAAACTGCCGCCAGGGTTTACTGAGCAAGATAGACTTCTAATGCGTAAGCTACTTCGTAACCTGCGCACTAACGAAGAAGCTATGATGCTTCTACCTCCTAACTTCGAGGTTGAGTTTGCAGAAGTGAAAGCTAATCTAGTAAATGTAATTGAGTCTGCCAGTCATCATAACATGATGATTATGATGAACGTTATGGCACAATTCATGACACTAGGTGTAGATAGTTCAGGAGGCGGTAGAGCTACAGCATCGGCTCAAACGGATATTTTCGTTAAATCAGTCAAATACATTGCTAATTACATCGCTGAGCAATTCAATATGTACTGCATTCCGGAGTTGGTAGTCTACAATTTCAAGACTACCAATTTCCCACAGGTGAAGGTCAGAAATATTGGTGATACGCGCGATCTACAGATGTTCGCCTCTGCCGTCGCCAATCTATTTGCCCAAGATGCTATCACTGGCGATGAGGAAACAGAAAATTGGATTCGCAGAGTATTTGACATGCCTCTCAAAGCAGAAGGCACCCGTCCAGAGGGTGCAGTTAATAAGGGCAAAGCAGAGGCGAACATCTCTAGTAATGGTAAAGGCGATGTTAAACAACAAAGGGATAAAATCGGTGGCAACGCAGGTAAAGCCCCAACCAGCGCAAACTGAATTTAAGCACGGCGTATATTTTTCTGTGGATAAAGGCCTATTCAGAATTGTAGATATATCCGAAGACAGTTTCCTCGTTGAGAACTGCAAATCACTTGACCTTATGTGGATTAAGAAGGTCGGTGTCTACAATTCAGTTGACTCCATCATTGCTGTGGCGGGGTTGTAGAAAGGAGGGCTGTATTTTCTAATGAGAGACTACGGAAGAATTCTTGGCAAGATTACGAATAGTATTTGGCTAATGGAGCCGTCTGCCCTGGCATTTCTCGTTGATATGGTAGATGCACGTATCAAGAATGGGAAACTGTCTGATGCAGATCTAGCTAAAAGCCATCTGGAAGATATTATTGGAGCACGTACTAATGGTGAGGGTGAGCCGCAGGCCAGCAACGGTATTGGTTTGTTGTCTCTTTATGGACCTCACTTTGGCAAGGCGAATCTGATGACTCAGATGAGTGGCGCTACTTCGCTCGAAACTTTCAGAGCCGATCTAGCAGAAATGCTAAATAATGATAGAGTCCATTCTATCTTACTTAGTATCGATTCTCCTGGTGGAACGAGCGATGGTGTAGAAGAAACTGCTCAGATGATTAGAGATGGATGTGAGACTAAACCTATCTATGCACTCGCAGATAATCAAGCTGCTTCGGGAGCATTTTGGCTCGCTTCACAGGCAACAGAATTGTTTACAACTCCTAGTGGAAGCGTAGGTAGTGTAGGTGCATATACCGTCCACGAAGATCAGTCCGTTTCCGATCAGCAACAGGGTCACAAGTATACTTACATTTCTGCCGGGCCGTTCAAGACGGAAGGAAATCCACATCAGCCACTCTCAGCGGAAGGAGCCGCATATAGACAGGAAGTAATTGATGCTCTTTATGATGATTTCGTCGGTGCCGTAGCAAGAGGTCGTAGCACCACAGCAGATGAAGTCCGTGCGAATTACGGTGGTGGGCGTATGCTTCCTGCTAAGAAAGCTCTAGAAGCAGGTATGATCGACGGAATCACTACTCAGGATTCTCTTATCGGTACACTTAGTCGTCGTCCTGCATCTCTCTATTCAGGTACACGCCTATCGGCGACTAATAGCCAGCTTACTAGTATTCATACTACTGCGCAACTAGAACACAGAGAGATGGAGCATTCTGAGCCTGGGAGTGGTACTCCGCCAGTCCCGAGAGAAAATCCGGCGGAAGAACAAGATCCAGCGATTACAGGTGGTTGGCGTAGAGATACTCCACCGCCAGAAGGATTTGATAATGAAAGCCAAACAAAGAGTAAAGGTGGTGAACACATGATTGAGCAGCTTTGTGAGTTGTATGGCTGCAATGAGAATGAGCTGCTTGCTCGTATTGAAGCAGATCATTCCGTAGCAACTACTCTGCTGAGTGCTACTACTGCTGCCTCAGAAGAGAACAGGCTTTCTGAGGAGTATCCCGAGACTTGGGCTAGAATTCAGAGGCTCGAGAATACGGATAGAAAACATCAGGCTGATGCTTTCGTTACGGATAATTGTGCTTATATGCGCGCAGAAGGCGACGATTTTGTTCCTGGCGATTTTGCGCTCTCTGCACTTGCACAGGACACGCTCCGTGATGCCCATACGAAGTTTGCTATGGGTACGGGTAATCTGGCCGATTTCGAGGAAGTTATCGGTGTTATCATGAAGGGTGGACTTGTCGAAACTCTTACAATTGGTAGCACCCGCGAGCCTGAGTTCGTTGGTGGATTTGATGTTAATAGCAATGATGGTATTAAGCATGTGCACCGTGAGTTTGCTGCTAAGGTTGCAGATATCCAGAAGGAAGACGAGTGCAGTTATGTAGAAGCACTCCAAACCGCTGTTAATAAGCATCCCGAGCTTGCTGCGGCTTATAAAGCCGCTGTGCCTCGTTAGAGAAGGGAGGTTTAACTAATTATGGCATGGGGTAATTTCATTCTCGACAAGGGGCACGATTGTGCAGCCGCAGTTACCAAGTTTTACTGCGTTAAGTTCTCAGCTAACGAAACTGTAACCCCCGTTACAGGTAATACAGATGAGATTGCTGGTGTTGCACAGTTTGGCGTTACTACTGCCGAGATTGCCAAAGGCAAAGGTTCTGATACTCGCATGGCTGGCGTATCGGAAGCTGTTGCTGTCGGTGCAATCGCGGTTGGTATTCGTTGTACCCTTGAAGCTGATGGTCGTGTGAGTGCGCTTGTTGGTTCAAGCGGTAAGCGCATTGTAGGTGTTTGTGTCGGTTCTCCTGCTACTAACGCTGGCGACAGGATTGCTATGCTCGTCCTGCTCGGCGGCGGTGTCGCATAGAAAGGTGGTGAGGAACTAAATGTATGATCCTGGTACTCTCTACGTAGATCCAATTCTCACTAACCTTTCAACTGGTTATGAGGAGCAGGATCTTTTCGGGCTTTCTATCGCACCCGAAACTCCCGTTCGTACACAAAGCGGGCAGTATCGCGTTTACGATAGAAGCGACTGGGTTTACTTCGATGATCGTCGTGAACCTGGCACGGTTGCTAACGAGGTTGCTGGTCGTAAGTGGAGCTATGATACCTTCTTCACTAAAGAGCACAGCCTCCAGTCTGCTGTAGTTGATGAAGAAAGGCAGGAGCTTACGTCTCTTGGCGGTCTGGCTAATCCTACGTTCGGTGGGGATTTGCAGATTGATCCAGAGTCAGATGCTACTCTGCTTATTACTCGTGCTATTCGTTTGAAGCATGAGAAGCGCGTTGCTGATATGATTAGAGATACGGCTAATTACCCTGGGGGTAGTTCAGTTACTCTCTCAGGTTCTCAGCAGTGGGATGATTACACGTTTGTTGTAGCTGGCGATCCGTATTCTATTGTCTCTAATCCGGTCGGCGCTATTCTGACTGGTATGCGGAAAATCTATTCGCTTACTGGTCGTTATCCGAATACGCTCGCAATTCCGATTATGGGTATGAGCTTCATCGAGAACCATCCTCGTATTGTTGCGAGGTTCACAAACTTCTCGTTGACTGATCCCGAGGCGTTCCGTAAGCTCACTGGCTTTGAAGGTA